ACCAAAGTTTGATATAACTCCGCGTACAACCAATGGACAATGGATAGCATTTTGGACATTCCAGGTATTAGATGTTTATTCAACATCACGTGCATTGAAATATGATTGTGTAAAAGAAATAAATCCAATATTTACAGAAACTCCTAGTGATGCTAGAATGGTACTTACAAAAACACTTTTACTGGTACCTGGCTTAGTATACAACGATTACTGGAAAGAAGTCACACCTAAAGAACTTAATGACACTAATATGGTATACTCAGTAGTTGTTGCAAATAACTTTAGGTTACTTAATCAAGCCAAAGACACTTGTAATAAACGATAAATACAGTTATGCAATTTGATGAACTAGTACAAGAAGCGGCAACACCTGAGACTAAAGTCTATAATAAAGCACAGGCTTTTTTTGTTAAATTAGGGTTAGAAGCAAGAGCACCGTCAGTTGCAAGAGTTAGTAAAATAAGACACATCAGAATCAACAACAATGCAGAAGAGATTGTTAGGTTGTTTACTGAACAAGGCATTGGTATAAATTTTGATGATGCACCAGCATTGAGTGGTATGTATTCTCAATCTTTTAAAATTACTTTCCCTGTTGATTTTGAAGATTTAGATTTAGCAGGACAAGAACTTATTGGACTTGTTGCTCTTAGGCAAAATTCTAAAGTTGGTATAAAATCACTTACACCAAAAAACTTAGGACTAGCAGGCAAAAGTTTAAACAAAAAAGAGTTAGGTAATTATTTAAAAACAAATCTTCCAACATTAATTCAAGATGAAGCATTACTAGAATTCTTGTTACAACTAGTAGAAGTCGCATTAGAGGAACAAACAGAAGTTGATGAAGGTGTTATGCAATTAATTGATCCCAATGACGTTAGGCAAACAGGTGTTGATTTTGGAGAGATACTTACTCCTTTAATGTTAGCACAAGACTCAGAAAGTATAGACTTCCCTCCAGGTAATGAAATGTTAGCAGATGTAATTATTGCAGGTATGCCTGTGAGTGTTAAAAGTGCTAGTGGTAGTGGTACAAGTTTTAAAGCAATTAAAGAATATATGGATAAGTTTAGAGATGAAGCAGAAGCCGGCACTATTGAAATGGATGCCGACGACGAAAGAGTACATAAATTTTTTAGAGCATTTGTTGACACAGAAGGAAAAAATGTTGATAAAATTATTGCAGGTAGTGAACAAGCAGATACGCCTGAACACAAATCAATGTCGTTAGTAATAGGCAAAGATTCATTTACCTTTCAAGATTTAATAGAGTATTCCGAAACGTTTAATGATTATGGCGACTTTTTAAAAGCAGTATACCCTATAAGTATGTCAGGTAATGATGACCAAGCAGAAAACTACAAACCTCGAGGAATGCCAGCAGACCACAAATTTTATATGGGACTTACAGAAATAAAACCCAAAGCCAAACAAGCAGGAAAGCCTAGTTGGGACGCCAGTAAAGGCACAGCAGGTGCAAACATTATGACCTATATATTAGGAACAGGATTTTTAGCAGATGCAAAAACAATAGACAAGAAAGACAAATACAATAATATGATTAAAAATATCTTACAAAATGCTAGAGCCGAGTTAGCAAAAATAGATATTACACCAGACGGAAAGATTATTGTAAGTAGAAAACCTTTTTCAAGTTTAGATTATGAATTTCAATATCACGCACCAAGTCATATGGCAGGAAATAATTTGCCAGGCTTTTCAGCAATCTTACATTAAAACAAATTAAATAGCATTATGAATAAAGAAATAGTTATTGAAGTAACCCACTATTCGGATAGGCTATTCAGTTTTAAAACAACAAGAAGCAACACATTTAGATTTAAAAATGGCGAATTTGCTATGATTGGATTAGATGTTGAGCCTCGACCTATACTTAGAGCATACAGCATAGTAAGTACAAATTATGATGAACACTTGGAGTTTCTCAGTATAAAAGTTCAAGACGGACCTCTTACAAGTCGCTTACAGCATTTAAAAGTTGGAGACGAAGTAATAGTAAATCCTAAAACAACAGGCAGTTTATGTATTGATTATGTACACGCAAAGCCTAACTTAATTATGCTCAGCACAGGCACAGGACTTGCACCTTTTATGAGTATTGTTAATGATATAGAAACTTATAATAAATTTAAAAATGTTTACTTGTTTCATACTGTGAGAACCAAAAACGAATTGGCATACAATTCGAGATTAGAAATACTACAAAATATGTTTAAGTTTAGATATATTTCAACTGTAACCAGAGAAGATTTTGACAGACCAGGAAGATTTTGGGATTACATTGAGCCTACATTAAAAAGAACATTTAGAAAAGATTTAGATGTTGTAATGGCGTGTGGTTCTCCTGAAATGAACAAAGAATGTAGAGAATATTTTTCAGAGTTAGATTGGCAAGAAGGCAATACAGGTGAGAATGGAGACTTTATGTTAGAACGTGCATTTGCAGGGTAAGTCAATAAATATTAATATGAAATGGTTATATAGTGGGTATGCAGTTGCAGTATCAATTTTATTATTGCTTGGTTTAAGAATAATAGATCCCACAGCATTACAAAGTTTACGTGGTCAAGTTTTTGACAGTTATCAACAATTAGATGAATTAGTACAAAGCAATGATGTTGTATTAATAAACATTGGCGAAAAAAGTTTAGCAAAATACGGACAGTATCCTTTCCCTAGACAATACTATGCACAAATGGTTGTAGACGTTGCTATGAAAAATGGTGGCGTAATTGGATGGACTATTATGTTTCCAGAAGCAGATAGATTTGGAGGAGATGATAGTTTTGCAGGTATGATGAATCAAAACGTAATGAACGTACCGAGTGCTAGACGTAATCCTGTAAACTACAATGTACTAAGCCAAACACCAAGTGTTAAAGGTGTTAAGTCAACAGGACCACATATAGGAACAGGCACAATAGGTCCCGTCCCTGCAAAAGATTATTTGTTAAAATGGCCCAACTTGGTTACTAATGTTGATACATTAGAATCAGCAAGTAACGGTAAAGGAGTAAATGCTTCTGCACCACAACCAGATAATCAAACAAGAACATACCCATTAGCAATCACTGTGGGTGAGAAAATATACCCCTCTTTTGCTGTAGAAATGTTGAGAGTTAAAACAGGTAATAAAAGTTATATAGTCAAAACAAGTGAAATAGGAATACAGGAAGTTGCTGTAAAAGGATTCGAACCTATTATTACTCAACCAGACGGCACAGCATATATAAGATTCAACAACCAATTTACAGAAATAGAATATGAGGGTGCAGAAAGCATACCAGACCTTGAAGGGAAGTTTGTTATAGTAGGTGTTACAGCAGAAGGTATTGCTAACCCTGTACCTACTCCAAGAGGCAACCTCTATCCACAGCACATACAAGCCGCTATGCTACAGAATTTTATTGATGGATCAAATATACAAAGAAGCGATTTGAGTGCGTTATATGAAGTCTTAGTTGCTTTAATGAGTATGCTGTTAATCACACTAGTAGTTAAAAGAGCACCTATATGGGCAAGTGCTCCTATATCTTTAATTATAATGGGTGCTATAGCATACTTTAGTGTGTATAGGTACACCAGCAGTTTAGTGTTACTTGACGCAACATTTCCAGTACTAAGTTCATTTTTGGTATTTACACAATCAGCATTTAACAATTTCTATGAACAGTTTAAATTACGACAACAAATTAAAGGACAATTCGGAAACTATATATCTCCAGAGTATGTAGATATGATTGTAAAAGATCCTAGTTTAATGACACTAGGCGGTGATAGAAAAGAGATGAGTTTTATGTTTGCTGACATAGTTGGCTTTACTCCTATATCAGAAAAATATATGAAGGAAGATGATCCAGAAGGATTAGTAGAACTTATAAATGAATTCTTAGATAAGATGACAAAAATTGTACTTGCTAACGGCGGAACAATAGACAAGTATATGGGAGACTGTATAATGGCATTCTGGAATGCTCCAATACCTTGTGATAATCACGCCGAGTTGGCAGTTAAAACAGCAATGGAAATCGAACTATTAGGTGACGAATTAGAAAAGGAAATGGAAGAACGTGGGTTACCTAGAGTAAAATTTGGCACAGGTGTAAACACAGGTCCTTGTATTGTAGGTAATATGGGCAGTGAAGCAAGAATGGATTATAGTGTTGTAGGCGATGCTGTAAACTTAGGTGCTAGATTAGAAGCACAAACTAGAGCAGAAGATGTTCCAATTATTGTTTCTGAGTTTACTTATATGCAATGCCCTGATATAGCATTTGGTAATTTAGGTGAAATTAAAGTAAAAGGTAAAGAAATTCCTGTTAGAATGTATACACCGTTATTCGATGGCGAACAACGTAAACTTTACAAGTAATTAGTCGCCGTAATCAAAGTGTGAGAAGTCATCGAACACTCCAACATAAGTTTTTAAGTCCTTGCGTATTTCTATAATATGTAACATCTCTAGACTTACGTTACCTTCTTTTTTCATATGATGAAAGTATTTAGAAATTAAGTTGTCAATATTTTGTACGTCTAGTAAGCAACTATGAATAAGTTCTTGACGCCAAGTATTTTCTTTAAACAATCCTAGTAACCAAATATGTCTTTCGTCATCACTATTAAAGTGTAACATTAGATTTGATATTTCAAAATACAATGCTCTTGCTGGATTAATATCTTTTCTGTATTTCTTCATAAGAGAAGGAAATACAAATATATCCTTTCTAGTTCTTAAATTTTGCATTAAGTTTGCATACTCTTCAGAAAATGTTTCGTGTAAATTATGTTTATCTTTTCTCAATTTACCTGTAAGTTTTCTTTGCAAATTAGCAAATATTTTTTTATAACCATCAGACAAGTCTGCGTAGTAATGCTCTTTTAAGTTTTCTATATTTAAAATACCCGTAAGGTATTCGTCTGGTATAACATTTGTTTTGTTAAACTTTTCTAAACTTTCTTTAAACCTAATCAGTTTAAAGTCTAATATTTTACCTGCCAATCGAATAACTCCTTTGCTTCATCTATGTTCGCAAACAAATTACTTCTAGATACGGAATTGATTTTTTGACTTGCTATAAAATCATCGTCCTCGATTAAGTCTGTGTTTAGTGTGTGGGACACCTTGTCGATGTCGGTTGTAATCTCTTCATAAGTAATTTCTTCATCTAGTATATCCTTTATACTATCGTACTTATCTAAATGTTCTTTAAAGTACACTATGTCATCTTCTGTGAGCCTTATTTGTTTTTGTACTTCGTGTAACTCTTCGTTTTTGTAATATATAAATCTTGAGTGTTTTGCTATGTTATAACTTAAAAACTGATGCCATTTATTTTGTCTGTATGTACCAATTAATCTATAGCCTTGCTGTTTAAATTCTGATAATGTCTCTCTATCTTGAAAACCTGACACTATATGTTTGTAATGTTGGTGCATATTATTTATCGCAAAATACTTTAAAAACTCGCATCTTGCAGGTAATTCAGCCAATCCGGAATTGGTTTCATCTCCATACCTAACGTCAACTAAATCTCCTTTGATTGTGTAAGTAAATTTGCTAGTCATCTTTTGTGGATGTAGCCATTCTAAACCTTTTTGAACTTGTATAAGAGTAGGCAATTCAAATCTACCATACTTATCAGCACCTCCGTAAAAAGGTTTTAAAAAAGAATTGTTGAAGTAAAAAGGATACTTAGTCATAAGTGTATGATTTAATATCACAGATAACTTTGTACTTCCGGATCGTTGTAAACTAACCAATATTATTTTATCGTTATTATCCATTTAACTCCAAAATAAGTCTAAGTTTTTCTGTTCCACTTTTGTCTAAGGTTTTTTTAACTTCTGAATGAAGCGGCTTGGGCCACTTGCCAATGTCTACCCAGCAGTATCCTGCACTTTCTTCGTTTAAGGTAGGTATAAATTCGTCTTCCACTATACACGCAAAACTGTAATATATAAATTTTTTATCTTTGCTTCTGAAAACATCTATAGGATTTAATTTTAGTATGCCTGGATATTCTGCTATTTCTTCTGTAAGTTCTCTATGCAAACATTCTAAGGGTGTTTCATTTTCGTCAACCATTCCACCCCATAGACCCCAAGTGTTATTGTTTCTTTTATTACTATTATTTCTTAACTGTAAGAGACATCGCCCTGTATTTTTAGAAATGAAAACTGCGCCTGCGCCTATTTTTACTAAAGCACCAGTTTCCAAAACCCTGGGTTGTACTCTCCTTCGTAAACGGATATCCATTGATTACTCACAAATTTATAACGTTTGTTAGTATTTAAGTTCTTTAGAACAGGTACCGTACCTGAATATGAACTTGCATCAAATACAATTATCCATTTAGCAGATGATTGGCTGTACTGAATTATATCATTTTCTTGTGCATCTATACCCCAATCAGGATAGCCTGTTGCTGATATTCCTTCAGTAATAAGATATCGTTGCCCGTCAAACACAGGAGCAAGTGTACCGTCTCCTGGATAGTTTACTTGTGGGTCGATAATTTTTGCTATGTCACCGAGTGTTGTTGCTGGTAATGTATCGCTGTCTATTGTAAATGTAAGTTTATCTGCATCTGATGAATGTGTTGAAACAGTTCCTATTATGTCTTGTGTATGGTCTTCGTGGTCATTTGATTGTCTTAGTTTTAAAATACTAACGCCATCTCTAAGTTTTCCATACGCATCTATTAAATCTTCATTCCACTTTTTAATTGATAAACTGTCTTGTGAAAGTAATTGTACTTCTGTTCCTGACACCCCAATTCTATAATTGCCTGGAGTTACAATAACACTGGCGGCATTTTCTAAATCGCCAAAGAAATCATATATTTCATCATCATATCCTAACTCTTGCAAGTTATCTACAAGTTTTATATCAGCAACTATTTGTTCTACTATTTCTTGTTTTTTAACTTTTGCTGGTGGATTTAACCAAATAGGTAAAGTAAATGTTAGAGATGCAATATCAATCTGCTCATCTACTCCAACAGGCTGTGTTCTACTGGTCCACTGTAAATCTATAAGTTCAACTTCAACAATGTTAGTCCAGTCTAACGGATTTGTATTTGATTGAATTTGAATTGTTGGATTAAACAATACAAGTATCTGTTCTAACAACTGCATCTTAGTATCAGTGTTAGGAGTCCATATATCGACCTGCATTGTTAAATTATACGGCACTGGCATATATCTTTCTATAGTATATTGGTTGCCAGGCAACGTGTTGTAACTGTTTGTTTCTTTATCGTATTTTCTTTCAGTAATTTGTTTTTTATCAACAAAGTTTGGCTCGTGTGTTCTATCTCTTGCTATTGCTAACTGTTGAATAGAACAAGCAATAAACGGTGTGCTATTAATCATATTCTCAGAGTTTTGTCTAAGTATATGTGCAACCATTCTGCTCATATCAGCATATCTAACAGGCACTTGATTGTAGTAAGGATCTTGTGTTCCTTTACCACCTTCTTTAACTTTGAAGTTTGCAAATATTCTTACAAACTGAAGTATGTACCTTCTTAACTGTTCGTCATACCAATATTTCATTCTTCTTCCATATCATCTATTTTGTTTCTTAAATCTCTAATGGCATCTTTAAACACTTCTTCTAATTCGTAAATTTCTGATTCTAATTTATTAGCCACTTGAAACACTCTTCTTTCTTGGTATTCGTCTAAAACTAAACCTTGTTCTTCTGCAAGTGTACCCAACTTACTAATAATCTCCATATGAGTATTTGCATATTTAATATCTTTGGTTATGCTTCTAGCAGTTTCTAATGCCTGCTCTTTGTCATAAAGTTTATTCTTCATTTTCTCTACTTTATCTGCTACTTCATATATTTTCATTTTAGTTATCCGTTTTAGGTTTTACAACTTTACTGACAAATTGCATTTCATCTATTGTACTACCGTCTGACTGTGTAGTTATGCTGTCGTTATTAATAAATGAACTTAAAATTCT